AGCATGGCCTCCTTATCCAAGGGAGAAAGTCAATTATTTATTAATTTTATAATGTAAAGAATCAACACATTGACAATGTTGAATCCTGTCTATGCAGGGCATGGGCGATAAACTCCATGACAATTAAGCGCATACCCGTCCGCCGGCTAAAGCAAAGCTTTAGCTAAAAGCGGACCAAAGATTTTGGCGGCGTCCAAACCACCCCGAGCTAAGTCACTCCAAGACCAGGAACCACTGTTAACAGAGTCCATGGCCTTGGTGCCAAGTTTGGAAACCTGGCTGGCCAACTTAGGGTCTTTGATAACATTCCTAAGCGCTTTCGCACCAGTGGATGCCATCAAACTAGAGAACCCTGGGGCCTTAGCAGACTGGGCAATCACCGACACGACACCAGCAGCCGGATGAAGGGGCAAACCCACACGAGGCAAGGCGTGGCCAGCAAAGATTGTGACACTACCCGGAGGTTTGTCATATTTCCTGTTGGCGTTACGCTTGCTCTCCATGGATGTAACTCCCTTACCAGTAGAAACTTGTTGAGGAATGGGCTTCACAGGATAACTCGCTGGGCGAGCCATCAAGGAGCGAACTCCACTACCAGTAACCTGCTTGGTGGGATAGCGTTCAGTTTGATACAAATAGGTGCTTCGAACTTCGAAAGCCGACCCTGCTGGACAATCCAAGAAGAACCCAGATTCAGGAGCAGGAACTACAAGAGCGGTGCTCGTTAAGATACTGCCCGTTTCACCAATCCTTCTCCACTTGTAACAATCAGTGTCCAGTGGGATCGCGATTGATTCAATACAAGGCAGAGGCTTGGATTCGACGTCGTCCAGAGGAACGAACTCGCCGTCACCCGTCACAAGAAACTCTCTCATGAAAACAATGGGATCACTCGAGGTGGAAAGTTCCCGAAGGTCCCAAGGACTAGCTCCAGCAATGGGAGCTCTGTCAGTATCAAGAGAGGTAAACACCATAGCTCTACCAGAGAACTTGGCATCAGCGGCAGCACTAGCGACCTTAACTGCATAAAGCGAATGCTTTGCTGCGACTTGGATATACTCAGTCCCACTTCCGGCGTCGCTGACAAAGTCAGGCGAAACATCGGGCGTGTGTGTAGATCCAGTCCCAGCGGGGAGTACTGCCAAAGCAGTTGGGTAAACTCCAGCAGCATATGTCAGGGTCGTGTACGTCGCATAAGACGAATTGGCGGCGTTTTGGTGAAGAAGAGAGTAAACTGAATTATCATATGGTTGAGACCAACGATCATTCATAAACATCGCGAATCCGTATCCATTAGCAGTGCTACAAACAACATCAGTCCACTCAGTCCACCTATAGAGGTTGACTGGCATGAGACCGATCGTTTGAGTACTTGGAACCGGAGCTGCGTGTTCCTCGCAATTTAAAACTGCGCTGAGCCAGGCCATGTCCTGGGCTTCAGACTCACCCATAAGGTAAGTCAATTCAGTCACAGGAGAATTATTGCCTTTGGCGTAGTTCGTCTTCGCGAGAGTTTGTTTTGCATCGAGCGACTTTAGTTTCTGGATGGCTCGCTGTAATTCAGCGATCTGCCGTCCATCGTCCATGACCTTGTGAGCCACATTCTTTGATCGATTCTTAACTGGTCTTTCAATTACTGCGATCTCACTAACTGGTGCTTCACCATACATATCAGCGTACGTTAAATGCGCTGGGACGGGTGGGCGTGCTGGTCTATGACCAGAGTCGTTCTTACGATTACTTTTCTTCATTTGTTTTGTTCCTGCATTGACAGGAACGATTGGCCTTAGTACCTCATTCTTTTGCTGCACATATTGGACATAACCAATCTTAATGAGGAACCTTTCAATAAGTTCCCTCTCAGGATTGTGTCTTATCTCAAACATATATTGGGCATGTCTACTAGAATCGTAGTCATGCCTCAACAGATTGAATAAGCCCTTAGGCCAAGAAGTAAGAGATGCGACGCCATTAGTATTTTCATACCTGTGACTGCAAAAGTTAATTGGGAACTCGCCCACAACATTGTGATCAGTGATCTTAAATCCATATCTAGCATAGTCGCGATCGACTGTATTTTCAACACAGTCGTCGCCCATTGCTATCGCATAAGGCTTCTTACAGCCCTTCTCTAAGGCGAGAACATACGATAGCCCCACTCTGTTATCAGAGTTCATGGGACTAGTCAAGAAAGATCCACTTTTCATGATCCCTTCAATGGGAACCATGTCTCCACTTGACGCATCAACCATCTGAAACACCTTGCCGTTGCTCAAACTCCACAAGGAGACATGAGTCACGTGCAAGATGTTCTTAATAATCTGATGCGCCTCGACCGGCGCCTTCTTCAAATAGAAAGGCTGCGCGATCTTGTCGAAGATATCACGAAGGCATGACCAGTCCCAAGCCTGAACATCCTTGTCTTCTAGACTGAGATATTCATCAAGCGCACTTTGGAGCGCACTTGCGAAATCGGAATTCATCTCATCAGTGAATCCAATTCCGGGCTTAGCTGGACAATCCAACCATTGATCGATTCTCGCTTTAGTAAACCCGGTAAAGACAACTCTCTCGACGAGTTGCATAATTACACTCATCGAACTAATCAGTCTAAACCGTCCCTGTTTAACTTTCTCCATCTTGTGGGGCTCTTGTTTAACGAAGACTCTGATTGGATCAGTCAAGCCGAGTTCCATCAACTGGAAGACGTCTAGACCGGTCACATCATGGTCCCGGAAGTACTCTAATCTATAGAGCACGGAAGATGCCAACAAATTGGCATGACATTCCAACAAGTCACCATTAGTCTGGGCGAAATTGGACAAAGGAATTCCCGGAGATGCATCTGGATTTAAATCTTCCATGCACTTCAGGATCTCCCGTTCAAGCGATTTTCTATCTAATTTACAAACATTAAATTCTGGATACTGTGGACACATCATCTCCACCGCCTCCAAGCTAAGTTTGAGGGGCAGAGGTTCTGCATCCAAATCAACTCTATTGAGTTGAAAAGTTAGTGATTTAAATTCGGCTTCGCTATCCCGACTTGGGTCTGCGAATCCGAGGACTCTGCGCGCGATTTCAGCTTCT